AACTATTAAAAATGAAAAAGACCAAACAGCTTATGACAGATGGAGAGAGCTGACTGGACAAGTAGAATTAACATATCGAGGTAAAAAATATACAATAAAACAATTAATAGAGACTGTTATATTAGACCCTAATAGTAGATTGTATAAATTACCAGATGGTACTATTGCAGGGGTAGATGAAAGACAGAAATTTATCTTACAATATGTCCATAAAGCTGAAGCAAAAGCTAAAAAATCAATGTTAAAAGAATTTCCTAACATTATTGAAATGAGGAAAAACAGAAAAAAAATTAGCAAAAACGCAAAAAGAAACGCTAAGAAAAATGTCATTGAGATATTAACTCAATAAATCACTAAACTTACACTTTTAGTAAAACCCAATCAAAAATTAAGGAAAATCATACATGGCAAATAGTTTTGTACGTTATACAGGTAATAACAGTACAACATCTTATTCTATACCTTTTAGTTATAGAGCCACAAGTGACCTTACAGTTACCCTATCAGGGGTAGCAACTACAGCTTTTACCCTAAATAGTGCAGGGACTACCCTTACTTTTAATACTGCACCTGCCCAAGATGCGGCTATTGAGATTAGAAGAAGAACGTCACAAGGTACTAAATTAGTAGATTATGCTTCTGGGTCAGTTCTTACAGAAAGTGATTTAGATACAGATAGTGACCAAGCGTTCTTTATGTCACAAGAAGCTATTGATGATGCAGGTGACGTAATTAAGATTTCTAATACAAATTTCCAATGGGACACACAGAATAAAAGACTTACTAATGTAGCAGACCCAGTAAATAATACTGACGCTGTTAACAAACAATTTATATCTACAAACATACCAAATATTACAACAGTATCAGGTATTAGTTCTGATGTTACTACAGTTGCAGGTATTGCTTCTAATGTAACAGCAGTAGCTAGTGATGCTACCGATATAGGTACAGTAGCTACAAACATTGCTTCAGTAAACACAGTAGCAACAAATATTGCAGACGTTGTTACAGTTGCTAATGATTTGAATGAAGCTATATCTGAAATAGAAACTGCGGCTAACGACCTTAATGAGACTACTTCAGAAATAGACACAGTATCAAACAATATAGCTAATGTTAATACAGTTGGTACTAACATAGCTAACGTAAATACAGTAGCGGGTGTTTCTGCTAATGTAACAACAGTTGCAGGAATAAATACAGACGTAACTTCAGTAGCAGGAATATCAAGTGCGGTATCTGCTGTTAACTCAAATAGCACAAACATTAATGCAGTTAATGCTAATTCAGCTAACATAAACACTGTTGCAGGTATTGATAGTGATATTACAAGTGTTGCTAACATAGCAAGTGACGTAGCGGCAGTAGAAAACATTGCGGCTAACGTAACAACAGTAGCAGGTAATAATTCTAACATTACAACAGTAGCAGGTGCTAACTCAAATATTACAGCAGTTGCAGGAGCAATAACTAATGTTAATAATGTTGGTGGAGCTATCGCTAATGTTAATAATGTTGGTGGTTCTATTGCTAACGTAAATACAGTTGCTACAAATCTAGCTTCTGTAAACAACTTTGCAGAACAATATAGAATTTCAAGTTCAGCACCAACAACAAGTTTAAATGTGGGTGACCTATATTTTGACACTACTGCTAATGAATTAAAAGTTTACAAATCTAGTGGTTGGGCGGCGGCAGGTTCTACTGTAAACGGAACAGCACAAAGATTTACTTATAATATTACAGGTACACCTACAACTGTATCTGGCAGTGATGCTAACGGAAACACTTTGGCGTATGACGCAGGGTTTGCAGATGTTTATGTAAACGGGGTGCGTATGTCATCAGCAGATATTACAATTACATCTGGTACATCAGTTGTATTTGCGTCTGCGTTAGCAAACGGAGATGTTGTAGATGTAGTGGCTTACGGAACATTTAATGTAGCTTCTATTGATGCGGCTAACATAGACAGTGGTACTCTTAACAACGCAAGATTAACTGGTTCTGGTGCTATTACTATTAATGGTTCATCAGTAGCTTTAGGTGGTAACATAACAGTAGGAGAAACTAAACCTACTATAAGTTCTATATCTCCATCTACAATTACTAATGCTCAAACTTCTATTACAATTACAGGAACGAATTTTGTATCAGTACCACAAGTAGAAGCCTTAAATCAATCTACAGGTATCTGGTACACAGCAGACACAATTTCATTTACAAATGCTACAACACTTGTAGCTACATTTACTTTATCAGTAGATGCACAATATAAATTAAGAATAGAAAACCCAGACGGAAATGCAGTTTTATCTTCTTCAAATATTTTAACAGTTTCAGATGCACCTACTTGGTCAACAAGTGCAGGTTCACTTGGAACATTTCAAGGTAATTTCTCTGGTACACTTGCTACAATTTCAGCAAGTTCAGACAGTACAGTAGCTTATTCAGAAACAACTTCTGTACTTACAGGAGCAGGGGTTACTTTAAATACATCAACAGGTGCGTTGACTACTACCGATTTTGGAGCAAGTTCAACTACACCAACAACTTATAATTTTACAATCCGAGCAACAGATGGCGAGGGACAAACTACAGACAGAAGTTTTTCTATGACATCTACCTTCGGTGCAACAGGTGGAGGACAATTTAACTAATGGCTAGTACATATATAGAAAGAACTTTTGGTTCAACAACAAATAGAAAAACATTTACTTATAGTGTTTGGGTAAAAAGAGGTGCTGATAATGCTGAGCATAATATTCTTTCAGCAGGTAATTTTTCTGGTAACCCATATTTAGATGCTAGATTTAATGCTAACGGAACAATAGAATGGTATCATTATACTACTGGTTATCAATTTAGATTAACTACAAATAGACAATTTAAAGATGTAAGTGGTTGGTATCATTTAGTATTTGCAACTGATACTACACAATCAACGCAATCTAATAGATGTAAACTATATGTTAATGGGGTTCAAGAAACTTCATTTTCAAATGAAACTTATCCATCTCAAGATTATGATACGGGTGTTAATTATAGTGGTTACAAAACTTCTTTTGGTGCTTTAAGAACTAATGCTACTTTTGAGGGCTCAATGTCTCACATTCATTTTATAGATGGCACAGCTTATGACGCATCACCTTTTGGTTCTACAGATGCAACAACTGGAGAATGGAAAATTAATACTACTCCTAGTGTAACTTATGGAACTAATGGTTTTTTTGTTTTAAAAAATGGTAATTCAGTTACAGACCAATCTGGTAACAGTAACAACCTTACAGTTGGTGGAGGCACACTTACAAATACTGAAGATTGTCCAAGTAATGTTTTTTGTACTATGAACTCATTATCAAAAGGTTCAAACATTTCTATGTCACATGGTAATACTACAGTATCAAATGGTAGTTCAGACAATAGTGTTCTTGGAACTATAGCTCCTGCAAATGGTAAATATTACTGGGAAGCAAAATGTACAAGTGCTACTACTTATGCTAATTTAGGAGTAACTTTAGCAAGTATAGATGGTAGTAATCATAGTGCAGTAGATGCAGGTAGAATTGTTTATTCTAATAATGGTACTGTTTACAGAGAAGGTTTATCAGGTCAAGGAAATACTGCTACTGGCACAAGTTTTACAACAAATGATATTATTGGTATTGCATTTGATACAGAAAATGGAACTTTAAAATTTTACAAAAATGGAACTTTAATAAACACTACAACAGATAATCAATTTTTATTTACAAATAATTTGTACATACCTTGTAGTGGATTAAATCAAGGTGGTTTTTCATATAACTTCGGTAATGGCTACTTCGGAACAACAGCAGTATCTAGTGCAGGAACTAACGCAAGTGGAATAGGAATATTTGAATATGATGTACCAACTGGCTACACAGCTTTATCAACGAAAGGATTAAACTTATAATGGCATATACTACTATTAATAAACCAACTGACCACTTTAATACTAAATTGTATACAGGTACAGGCGCGGGACAAACTATAACAGGCGTTGGTTTTCAACCAGACTTGTTTTGGATAAAACAAAGAAGTAGTACGCAATCTCACTTATGGTGGGATGCTGTTAGAGGTGGTAATTATTATATGGGTTCAAATCATACAAATGCTTCGAATAATGATATAGGAACATTTACAAACGCGTCCGATGGTTATTCACTAGGAACAGATAATGCTTATAACGGTAATGGCAGTACTTATGTTGGATGGAACTGGAGGGCAAATGGTTCTGGTTCAGCTAATACAGATGGTACTATAAACTCTACTGTTAGTGTTAATACAACAGCAGGATTTAGTATCGTGTCTTATACAGGTACAGGAAGTAATGCTACAGTTGGTCATGGTTTAGGTGCAGTACCTAAAATGATTATAATTAAAAATTCAATAGATACAGAACCATGGATAGTTTACCATACAGGAATAGATGCTACAGCGCCAGAAGATTACCATTTAAGATTAAATACTACTGATTCAAGGGTAGATGAAACACCGATTTGGAATGATACAGCACCGACAAGTTCTGTATTTAGTTTAGGAAGTTCTAACGCACCAAATGGAAGTGGTGACAACCACATAGCTTACTGTTTCGCAGATAAAACTGGTTATAGCAAGTTTGGTTCATACTCAGGTAATCAAAATACAGATGGAACATTTGTTTATACAGGATTTAAACCTGCGTTTCTTATGATTAAAAGATATTCTACAGGTAATCCAACAACAACTAATTGGCAAATGTTTGATAGCAAAAGATTAGGATATAATGTTGATAACAACCAACTACAAGCTAATTTAGGTAATGCTGAAGGAACTGATGATGATTTAGATATTTTATCAAATGGATTTAAATTGAGAGGAACAGGAGCAGATTTAAATAATAGTGGACACGATTACATCTACATGGCATTTGCAGAAGCACCATTAGTAGGTTCAAACAACGTACCATGTACAGCGAGGTAAATAGAATATGACAAAAGCAAGAGACTTAGCAAATATAATATCTGGTGGATTTGACGCTACAGATATTCCTAATTTAGATACTGCTAAGATTACAAGTGGTACATTTGCAGACGCTAGATTACCTGCAACAGCATTAAATAGTAATGTTGATTTAACAAATTTATCAGCATCAAATATGACAAGTGGAACTTTGCCAGACGCAAGGTTTCCTGCAACACTTCCTGCTGTAAGTGGTGCTAGTTTAACTAACTTACCTAATACTGGAATTACAGAAGCAGACCAATGGAGATTAACTGCAAATGTAAATTCTAATACTCAACCAATATCTTCTAACTTAGAAAGAGTTGATGATGGAACATTTGCTAAAATAGGAACTGGAATGTCGGTTAGTTCTGGTATTTGGAGTTTTCCTACAACTGGTCTTTATTTAGTTATAGCTACATTGAATAGTAATAATGCTACTGCTGATAATCATGTTTTATTAACAAGAGCAACACAGGATAATGGAAGTAATTATGATGATGTAATTAATGTAGTTTCAGGTTCTGTGAGCAGTCAACATGGTCAAGGCTCTGGTTTTGGTTTTATAAATGTAACAAATACAACAAATGTAAAAATTAAATTTGAATTAACAAGTATAGCACAAGGTAATGTAGTAGGAAGTACAAATACAAATTACACTTGTTTTACCTTCATTCGTTTAGGAGATAGTCAATAATGGATTACTTACAATTAGCTTTAGCACATTTTAATACTAACATACCTCAATGGTATGGTTGGAAAACGCATGATGATAATGGAAATAAAATTCCTAACTCTGAACGTATGCAATATCAATATTTAAAATTAAATGATGAAACAGCAACTATGCCAACTGAAGCAGAAGTAAATGAAAAGATACAAGAATTAAAAGACGCTGAAGCAAACGCAGAAAATTTAAAAGCTAGTGCTAAAGCTAAGTTAATAGCAGGTGAGCCATTAACTGAAGAAGAAGCTAATACAATAGTTTTATACAATGGCTAGAAAAAAGATAACTTCAAAAGAGTATAGCGAAGTCGCTACTGGAGTTAGACTTTCTTCACATGAGAAACTTTGTGCTGAACGTATGAATAACATTCTTAAAAGCATAGAAGAAATGAAAAGAGAAATTAAGTCGTTAAGACAAGATGTTTCTATGGGTAAAGGTGGACTTAAAGTTATCCTAGCTATTGGTACAATAGTTGTTGGAATACTAGGTTATTTCAACTTTAAATAATTACAAATACATCATTAAATGAAATTTATACTAGCGTTTAGTATTTGCTCTGCAATTACTGGATTTTGTAATAACACTGCAACTATCGAAACACCTTACAACACATGGACAGAATGTATAAATGGCGGTGCTTCTCTAACAACTAAATTTACTAAAACATTTGAAGAAAGAGCAAATAAAGAAAAATTATACGTTACTTATTTTTGTAACGAAATTGAAAAGGAGATAACATGATAATATATGGTTACACACCAAAAACTTGGTTAAATAAAATAAAAATATACTGGCAAAATACAGATAAAAAACTTTTTACATTATTTGTAATCTGGTCAGCAATCCTGTGGGCTATGTAAGATGTGGTTAACCTTATTAAAAAATCCTCTTACTAAAATTATAGCAGAGAAAACATTTGGTGCTATTCAGCATAAATTACAAAAAGATAAAATTGTAAGAGAAAAAGAATTAGATGCGGCATCACAAATATCAATAGAACAAATTAAACAACAAGAACATTCGTGGAAAGACGAATGGTTATGTTTATTTTTCACATGCCTCATGGGATTTCATTTCGTGCCATACTTCCAAGATACAATGGAACGTGGGTGGGAGATACTAGGAAATGCTGACCCTATGTTCTGGTACATTATTTTAACAATCGTAGGAGCATCATTCGGTGTTACTACAATGAATAAACTTAAAAAGAAATAATGGATAAGTTTATCTATTCACTGCTTGGTTGGATAGATGAACGTATGAAATTTTTAGATAAGATTGTAGATGATGTCTACACTTTTGACTTCCCTAATTGCAAACGAAAGAAAAAACATGAAAATAAGCGAAAACACTAGCGTTGCTATGCCAATTAAGAACATGATTGGTATTGTTATAGCAGTAGCAATGGGTGTCTTTGCATACACAGAAGTAACAGCAAGGTTAACTTCATTAGAGACTTCAAGAGAACTATTTGAAAACGATTTATTAAAGAAAAGTTTACAAGTCCCTACAGACCAAGAACAGTTCATGCTTATCGAACAGTTATACGTTGATGTAGAAAAGTTAACTGAAAATCAAGAACAAAATATGACTAACAAAGTCAACATTGAGTTTTTAAAAACACAATTAGAAAAAGCGTTAAACGATATTGAAGATTTAAAAGACAAAGTAAGAAGAAACGGAAACGGAGGACACTGATGATTGAAACTGTAGTGGCTCTTCTTATGATTGTTAACAACGAAATAAAAGAACACAGAATACAATCATCTATGTCTGAATGCCTTAAAGGTAGAAGAATTGCTTTGAGACAAGCAGATGACAATGTTGACTATCAATGTATCAAATCAAAAGCAGAACTAGAAGATAACATTGACGGAAGTAAATCAATTAAAAAATTAATACTTGAGTAATGGCTAAAAAATTTAAAGATTTTGTTGTTAGAGAGAAACCAAAGAAAAGAATAAGAACACACAAGAAAAGGTTAAACAAAAATGAAAAACGAGACTATAAAAAATACAACCGACAAGGAAGACCCCAATAAATTAGAAACAGTCTTAAAAGAGTTACCACAACTATTGGTAAACCATGCTTATAAGAAATTAAAATCTGGGGAAGATTTAACAGCTTCAGAAATGAAAGTATGTTTAGAAGTTTGTAAAACATACAGTAAAGAACCTTTGGCTAAAAAAGAAGATAACATTTTAGACGAAGTACCATTTGATGATGGATAAACGATTAAAGAATTTTAAAAATTTTTTGTATTTGTGTTGGAGGCATTTGAATTTGCCTAATCCTACCCCTATACAATTCGATATTGCGGATTACTTACAGTCAGACGAAAAGAGACTTGTAATAGAAGCATTTAGAGGCGTTGGTAAGTCTTGGATTACCTCTGCCTTTGTCTGTCATCAATTACTTCTTAATCCACAGAAAAATATTTTAGTAGTATCTGCTAGTAAAACTAGAGCAGATGACTTCAGTACCTTTACACAAAGGTTAATTGGAGAGATGCCACTATTACAACACTTGATACCTAGAGATAATCAAAGACATTCTAAAGTATCATTTGATGTAGCACCTGCTACAGCCAGTCATGCACCATCAGTTAAATCTATGGGTATTACAGGTCAGTTAACAGGTAGTAGGGCAGATATTATCATTGCTGATGACGTTGAGAGTGCTAATAACTCCCAAACGCAGTTAATGAGAGATAGATTAGGTGAGACTGTAAAAGAATTTGATGCAATCATTAAACCTAACACTGGTCGTATTATATTTCTAGGAACTCCTCAAAATGAGATGTCATTGTACAACTCATTAGAAGAAAGAGGATTTAAGACAAAGATATGGACTGCACTTGTACCTAACAAAACACAAAAGATTAGTTATGGTCACAAACTTGCAGACATCATACAAGGTAAAGAAGGTGAACCCACAGACCCTAAAAGGTTTGATGCGGTAGACCTTATGGAAAGACTATCATCTTATGGTCGTTCTGGTTTTAACTTACAATTTATGTTGGACAC